CTTGCTTGAAGTGGGGGATATGCTAGTATATAGTGGCTGTGAACTTGAACATTGGCGAGAGCCTTTTGACGGGAACATTTGCGGTCAAGTATTTCTACATTATAATCATGTAAATGGCCCATTTGCTGACAAAAATAGATTTGACGGCAGACCTATGTTGGGTCTACCATCATTTGTAAAATAGTATAAGAATGAGGTTATATGCTACAAAAATTAGGATTTGCACCTGGGTTTAATAAACAAGTCACAGAGACCGGGGCCGAGGGACAATGGTTTGATGGTGACAATGTTAGATTTAGATATGGTACTCCAGAAAAAATAGGTGGTTGGACACAGTTAGGTGACGATAAATTAACTGGTGCAGCTAGAGCTATTCATCATTGGGATGACAACTCCGGTATTAAATACGCAGCTATAGGAACTAACAGAATTTTATATGTATACTCTGGCGGAGTATATTATGACATACACCCTATTAGAACAACATTAACAGGCGCTACTTTTACAAGTACATTAAATCAAAATGTTCTTACAATTACATGTAGTGGTGTACATGGATTGGCTGAACAAGACATTGTAATGTTAGACAGTGTGACTATTCCTGCTTCATCAAGTTATACTGCTGCTGATTTTGAAGATAAAAAATTTATGGTGACTGCCATACCTACAACCACTACTTTTACTATTACAATGACTGCTACTGAAACAGGCACACCAATGAGCACAACAGGATCAACATCTGTTTTATGTTATTATCACGTAGGACCAGCACAACAACTTGGAGGTTTTGGTTGGGGTACAGGTTTATATGGTGGGACAGCTTTAGGTGCAGCTACAACTACGTTAGCAACAGCTTTAACAGATTTAACAACAACAGATATTGTATTAGCAAACACGGCAGCATTTCCATCTTCAGGAGAAATTAGAATAGGCACAGAAGATATAAGTTTTACAAATAACAATACCTCTACAAACACTTTAAGTGGAGGAGCTAGAGGAGCTAATGGGACAACAAAAGCAACACATAGTGGTGGTGCAAGCGTTTTAAATATATCTGATTATGTTGCATGGGGTGACCCTTCTGATGCTGACTTTACCATTAATCCTGGAATGTGGATATTAGATAACTATGGTACAAAATTAATTGCACTTATATATAATGGCCAATGTTTTGAATGGGACGCATCTGCTTCTAATGCTACGTCTGTAAGAGCAACACTATTAGCTAATGCCCCTACAGCATCACGTCATGTATTAGTATCTACACCAGACAGACACTTAGTATTTTTTGGTACAGAAACTACAGTTGGTAATACTGCTACACAAGACGACATGTTTATTAGATTTTCTGACCAAGAAAATATTGATGGCACAGATGCATATACAGTTAAAGCAAACAATACTGCAGGTACACAAAGACTTGCTGATGGTTCTAAAATTATGGGAGCTATTAAAGGTAGAGATGCAATTTATGTGTGGACCGATACTGCATTGTTTCTTATGAAGTTTGTAGGTCAACCATTTACCTTTTCATTCGAACAAGTAGGAACTAACTGTGGATTATTTGGTAAAAATGCTTGTATAGAGGTTGATGGTTCTGCATACTGGATGTCAGAGAATGGTTTTTTTACTTACGATGGTCAATTAAAATCTCTACCATGTCTTGTTGAAGATCATGTATATGATGATATCAATGCTGTATCTAGAGATCTTATCAATGCAGGTTTAAATAATTTGTTTGGTGAGATAAGTTGGTTTTATTGCACGTCTGCATCAGATGCTGTTAATAGAGTGGTTACTTATAACTATTTAGACTCTACTCCCAAACGTCCTATTTGGACAACAGGTACATTGCCTAGGACAGCGTGGCAAGATTCTGCAGTATTTGATAAACCACACGCAACTTTTTATGATTCAACAGACAATGCCTCTAGCGAATGTATTGGAAACACTGATGGTATTACTATATACTATAAACAAGAAACAGGGACCGATCAAATTAATGCTGGTGGTGCAACAACTGCTGTTATTGGTACGATTACATCTGGTGATTTTGACATTACTCAACGTAGAAGTAACACCGGACAGACAGTAGGAATGCCAGATCTTAGAGGAGACGGTGAATACATTATGAGAATACAAAGATTTATACCAGATTTTATTTCACAGACAGGTAATACTAGAGTTAGTTTTGTAACAAGAAACTATCCAAATAGTTCTGGAACCACAACTAACTTTGACGTAAGTTCTACTACAACTAAAAAAGATACACGACTACGAGCAAGATCTATTGCTATTAAAGTTGCTAACACTACAACTAATGAAGATTGGAAACTTGGTACATTTAGATTAGACATTGCACCAGGAGGTAGAAGATAATGAACGACACTTATTTTTTTGGTAAACGAATGAATCTTAATCAAGGTGGTAGAGTTAAGTTTAATCAAGGCGGACCAGGTTTTTATAATCAAGCAGATCAAGAACTATACGCAGGAGGTTTACAATATTTACCTCAAGAACAATATAGATTAGGTTTAGGCACTAACACAGGCCAACCTAATATGTTAGATATATCTGGAAGTAGTTTACCAACTACTGGAATTATGACTCAAGCAAATACATCGGTAGCACCATATCCATATCCTATGAATCAAGGAGGAGGAGAAGGAGGAGGACTACCAATAGAATCTAATAGAACAAATCAAGATGATGACGATGATGACCAGAATACAACTGCAACAAGTGGTAAGTTTGGCATTGGTACATTAGCTAGTATACTTGGTTTTGTAACAAACCCTCTTGGGTTTTTAGCTGGAAAAATTGCTAAAAAAGGTTACGAAAATTATAAAGATCCTTATAAAGACATTACTGGTGGTTTAAACAAACAAACTAGAGATGCTATTAGTAGAGAAAGAGGAAATCAAGGTTCTTCAGATTATGGAAACCCTGGCGGAACTAGTGGAGCGATGAATGATTCTAATGCTGGTACATATTGTTTTGATCCAAGCACTCCGATTCAAATGGCAGATGGTTCAACTAAAGAAATTAAAAACATTCAACTTGGTGATAATACTAAAGGTGGAGAAGTTACTGGTGTATTTCAATTTAAAGCAACTGACGAGATTCACGACTATAAAGGTGTTACTGTTGCAGGTAGTCACTACGTTAAAGAAGATGGTAGATTTATTATGGTTAAAGATAGTCCAATATCTGTTAAGATTGATAAGATACCAGTTGTTTATTCGCTAGATACAACTGGCCGAAGAATATTTATCAACGATATTGAGTTTGCTGACTACAATGGTGATGGTGTTGCTAAAAATTTCTTAACAAATGCTGGTGTAGATTTAACAGGATTTAATAAAGAAGTATTGAGACAAGTAGAACACAGGTTAATTTAATGGCAAAGATAGTAGAATCATTAACTAGAGCAGAACCAGAATACAGTCAAAGAAATATACAATCTTTGGTCAGGGATCTTGACTCTGTAATTACAAAATTAAACAGTACATTTCAAGATGAGGTTAAACAGGAGATAGAAGCTAAAAGTTTCTTTTTAGAATAATGGCAGTAGTAAACCAATATAGATTTTACGGTAAAACAACGACAGCTGCAGAAACTGTAAACATGTTATCACCAGCTGTTAACGAAACTATTATAATAAAATCTTTAAGAGTTACAAATAAATCAGGTTCAAATACGCCAACGGTGACTATTAAAAACAACGCATTTGAGATTGTTAATACACAAACATTAGTAGCTGCTACCAGTGTAGAAATATTAACCTTGCCTTTAATTTTAGAAGGTGGAACTGCATTATCCTATACTACAGCAGGCACTGTGTCCGACGGAGTAGTATTTGGTATTAGTTATCTTAATATATTGAAGGAAAAAATAGACTAATGGAAGTAAAAAACGCTAAGGTTGAGACTACTTATAGACATAAAAAAACTGGTCAACTTTTTAAGGAAAGAAAAGACTGGGAAAGTAAAGGTTTTAAGAACGAAGAAATGGCACAAGACGTAAAAGTTATAATGCCTCCTCTTGATTTGTTCTCAAAAACCAAGTAAACATAGGAATTAAGGTAAAATTATGGCAATATCTAGAATGCAAGAACCCAAACAATTAATGAGCAATGGTGGAATTTTAACACTAGAAGATGCTAAAAGAATGGCTCCTCCAGGAGAATCTTTAGCATACATTAATAAAGATGAAGCTAGGTTATTAAAATCTAGAGGTGGTGCTGGTGAAGATATTAATGGAACTGGTATTAAATCTTACTTTCTAAAAAAAGTTTTTAAGAAAGCTAAGAGAGCTGTAAAAAAAGTAGCTAAATCAAAACTAGGAAAAGCTGCAATGATTGGAGCTTTAAGTTTTGGTATACCTGGAACAGGTATAGGTGGTTTATTTGGTAGAGCATCTTTTATGACCCCAGGTGGATTAGGTGTAAAAGGTTTACTTGGACAAAAAGGAATAGCTGCTACTTTGGGTGCAGGTAGACAAGCACTAGCAAGTAGGTTTGCACCGACAATAGGAAGACAAGGTTTTAATGCAGCAAGACTTTCTGGTTCTACGCCCAAAGCAAGTTTCTTTTCAAAACTAAATCCTTTTGGTAAAAACTTTGATGCTAAAACTGCTTTTCTTACAGCAGGAGCTGGTGCAGTTGCAGCACCTTTTATAGCGGACGCTATGGCTCCTGAAGAAGTAGAGGAAGAAGTTGATGTAATGGATGTTGATGGTATTAGACAAAGTGCAAGAGATTATTATACAGGCCTTGGTGGAAAAAATTTAGCATTCATGCCACAGAAACAATACGTACAGAAAAATTTTTATGACTATGCAGATGGTGGTAGAGTAGAATTGATGAATGGCGGTGGTGCAGAAAACGCACAAGCAGAACAAATGTTAATAGCAGAGTATGTTAAATACAAAAACAAAGGCGGCACATTATCTTTTGAACAATTTGTAAAAGCAGTAATGCAACAGCAACAAGCACCTGAAGGTGCAGGGGTAGAACAACCAATGGCTATGGCAGCTAATGGTGGTAGAATAGGTTATTCAAATGGAGGAAGTCCTTTTTCGGAACTAGAAATATTTAAATTAAAAAACTTAGGTTTTGACATAGGGTCTAAGGGCGTAGAACCTTTTGGTGGTGTTGAAGTATTAAAAGAAATTTTAAGAGTAAATAGAGCTGATGGTGGGATCATGAACACTGAAGAAGCTGAGATGATTGACATGGGTGGTATGGAAAAAGATTATAGAAACGAAGGTGGTTTTGTAGCAATGGGTGGCAAAGAAAGAGCTGACGATGTACCTGCTAGACTATCAAAAAATGAGTTTGTATTTACAGCAGATGCTGTTAGAAATGCAGGAGGCGGCAATATAGATAAAGGCGCTGAAGTTATGGAAAATTTAATGAATAATTTAGAAGCTGGTGGTGAAGTTTCTGAAGAGTCACAAGGTTTAGAAGGTGCACAAGAAATGTATGATCAACAACAAATGTTACAATCAAGGATGATATAATGGCAATTTCAGATTTTATAGAACCGGCGATAAAAGATTACGCAACACAAGCAACGGCCACTTACTCGGCACCTATTGATACAAGTAAATTTACTGGTAGACAATTTGTTGCTGGTGAAGATCCATTACAAACACAAGCAATTAATATTGCACAACAAGGTGTAGGTTCTTATCAACCTTTTTTACAAGCAGCACAAACTGCACAACAACAAGCAGCAGGAACTGTAGGTGGACTTAGTGCATTAACAGGACCACAAGCTTACCAACCTTTTATGTCACCTTATCAACAACAAGTTATTGATACAACTCTTGCAGAGTATGATAAACAAGGCGCAGCTGGTGAACAACAAATTAGAGACGCAGCAGTTATGTCTGGTAATTTTGGCGGCGGTAGAGAAGGCGCACAACTTGGTCAATACCAATCAGATAGATTAGGAGATAGAGCAGCACTTCAAGCACAAATGCTAGCATCTGGTTTTGGTCAAGCACAACAACAAGCACAACAAAATTTTACTAATCAAGGTACATTAGCCTCATTACAATCTGGTTTAGCTGGCCAACAATATGGTTTATCTAATTTTGCACGACAAAGTATGGGTCAAGACGTTTCTGCATTAGGATCTCTTGGTGCATTAAGACAAGGTCAACAACAAGCTATGTTAGGAGCTGATCAACAAGCAGCACAAACTGCAGCTTACGAACCTTACGGAAGACTTTCACAATACGGTAACACATTAACTGGTTTAGCAGGTGGTGTATCAGGACAACAGTATGCACAACCTCAAGCTGCAAGTCCTCTTTCAACTGCCTTATCTACAGCGTTAGGTGTTGGTGGATTGTACGGAAAAATATTTAAGTAGGTAATTATGAAACCATTGAACAGACCAATGTTTAGATACGGCGGCCCTATAAAAGAGGGTGTTATGTCAGGCATCAGGGAACCTAGAAAAAATGGTGGTATGTTATTAGTTGGTGAACATCCAAAAGAATTTAGAGATGCGGGTGGTAGAGAAAAACATGTTGCTCCTCTTGTTTATGGAGGAATGATGTTAGCAAATGCTGCTAGAGCAGTACCAGCAATTTACAGAGGATTTAAAGGAGCTAGAATGTTTGCTCCAGGTAATTTAGGGTTTAAAGGTAGAATGAAAGATATATTTTTAGGGGGTGGTAGATTTAGACAAGGACAAATACCTTCTCAAGGAAATATTTTAACGGATGCTCAAATAAAAGCAGGTATGAAACCTACAATAGGTCAAAGAGGAATTTTAGAATCTTTAAAAGACCCTAGATCATTGGGTGCAGCAATAAAAGAATACCCAGTAACTGCTTTATCAGCATTAACACTACCTAACGCAGCACTAACTGTAGCGCCATCAATAGCAAAAGGTGCTGTAGGTGCAGGTAAAATGTTTATTGATGCGGTATTACCGGGCGAACAATTTAAAGAAGAAACACCAGAAATAGATCTTAAAAAAGATCCTAACCTAGGAAAAACAACAAAAGAATTAGGAGAATCAAAAGGTACAGGCACGGATTCAAGTGGCGCACCTATTGTACAATTAACTGACAAAGAAAAACGTGCCCAACAGATACAAAAATACAGAGACATCATGGACATAAAAGGCATGAACAAAGGTGCTGCATATGATTCATTAATTGCAGCAAGTCAAGCTGTCAACCAAGCGGGTGGAGATTTAAAAGGAGCTATAAAAGATGGTAGTTTAATTAATCAAATTATACAAGGAACTAGTAAAGCATTTGATAAACCAGCTAAAACTAAAGATGCAATTGATACACTTATACTTAAAGGTGAGATTGAAAAAGATATTAAAGCATCTGATCCGTCTAATGAAATACTTAATAGACTAAGAGAAGTTCAAATCAAGAAAACTTTAAAAGATATAGAAGGTGGGGATTATGCAGAAAACATAGCTATAGCTACTAAAGCAGGAGCTTCTGGACAAAATTTATTTGATCAAGCAGCTTCATTAACTGTTGAGGATTTTAGAGGTAACTTAATTACAAAAACAGATATTGATAAAGTTATTCAAGATAAGAAAAAAGCAGGTGTTCTTGATGAAAGAGAAATTATTGTTTCTTATACAAATACAATAATTGAAGGTAAAGAAGTACCTGATGGAAATTATACTGTAGGAAAAAATTTAATAACAATTAAAGATAATAAAGTTTTTGATATCAAATAGGGAGGTAGTAAATGGCATCTCGTTACGACTATTCTCAATACCTAGCACAAGATAATAATAAAGTAGGAACAATAGAATCTATGCTATCAGGTGTAGCATCAGGTTTAATTGCAATACCAAAAGGATTTTTTTCTTTAGGTGCAAGTCTTTTAGATTTAGGTGTTAACAGCGGCAAAGCTGCTAGAGTTGAACAATGGTTTGATGACCTTACAGAATTTGATGAGAAAGCAGAAGCAACAGCTGCCGGTAAAATTACAGAAGCATTAGTAAACATAGGTATACCTGGTGGTATTGCATTTAAATCGGCTAGTGGTCTAGCAAAAACTGCAATGCTTGCAGGTAAAAATAAAAAGTATGTTAAATTAACTAATCCAAAATTAATTGATGCAGCTGACGAAGCATTAGAACTTACAGCCAAAGGTAAAGGTAGACAATTTA